TATGCACATCATTACAACGTTTGGTATACAATACCAGTACTTAGTAGGGTCTACTGTCCAAGAACGCGTTACAGAAGCATATACTATCATTTCTAACCATGGCTAACGAAGCACACGAACATTTAATGCTATGCACCTACATTAAAGCGAACTACCCTGACGCCGTATTCACTACGGACCTATCAGGAATTAGGGTATCAATGGGTACCGCAAGAAAACTCCCGTCGCTACGATCAAGCAATGGGATACCAGACTTACTTATATTTGAACCACGTGGAGGATATCACGGGTTAATGATAGAAATGAAAGCAAGCGGGAAGAACGTCACAAAAAAAGACGGGACTCTAAAGCATGACGAACACCTCATAGAACAAAATGAAGTACTACGAAGTTTAAGACATAAGGGATACTATGCTGAATTTGCCCTTGGATTCTTACAAGGTAAAGCCTTAGTTGATTCCTATATGTCCGCTAAATAGTTATTATTTTCTGCTTGATGCAAGTAGTCGTATGTCTGTAGCCATGTCTTTAAAATCCATGCGTATATCTCGCACGCCTTCCTTTACCTCTTGCACAACCTCCTTCCAAAATTTGATCTCCTGTGCATGTGTTACCAGCATGATATTCATTTCTTCTTTGTCTTCCTCGATCCTGTTAATCTTTGATTCTATAGCTTGAAGCCTATTGCCTTGGGCTTTAATTTTTTGCAATATCTGACCGACAGATATGCCAAGAGCGATAAGTGTTGTAACAAAGCCAAATATTTGAATCATGATTTCAAGCGTCATAGTTGAAGAAGAAAAATACCGCACAGATTCTACTATGTTTCTCCGGTATTGGAAGACGAAGTTGCTTCCTGAGCAGGAGAATTATTTGTGATCTTATTCACGCTCTCACTTTTATGAACTACTTTAAGAGCGGCAAGTGCAATAGCACCCACAACACATATAATAGCAATAGTGCGATCAGTTTTAATGTAGTCATTAGCAAAAAAAAGTAGTATTACCCAGGACATATTATAAATTTCACCTTTAGCAAAATATTGCAGAAGCTGTGGGTTCATATTAAACAGGATTAAGAAGACCTAAACGGTCAAAAATAACAGCCCACTCTTCACGAGTAAGCTCTCTATCACAAAGCTCTATTTTCACGCCACACTTATGAAACGCCCATCTTAAATCTGCTGGCTTCATAGGAGACTTTGGGCTTTCCCAGTTTGTAATTTTCCCCTGGTCTTTAGCTTTTTGGACAGAGGCCATTGCCCATGCAGATATATCAGGCATATCACTCGCTAGTCTTCTCTTACAATACCCTAGAATATCGTCAGGGAGTAGCTTACCCCAACATGATTTTGGAGCGTATTTTCTATGCGGGACTACGTGGTTTTCCGGTATAGCATACTCACGCTGTTTCTTTTGGATAAGTAACAATAGAGACTCACACTGTTCTTTTGTAGGTTCTTCCGTATCAAAGTCACCGGTAAGACAAATACCTAAAGAGAAGAAGTTCATATTCAACTGTGATGTATGTGCTCCTGTTTCATTTTCCTTTCTTCCCTGCATAACAGTACCGTCCGGTTCAATGAGGTAGTGGTACCCAATCTGTCCCCATCCTTTTGACTTATGGTAGTTGTCGGTAGCCTCAAACTGGTGCGCATTTTTTGTTCTGCTTACCGCTGTGTGATGGATAATGAGGTTTTTTGGGTTGTTCATAAAGAGAGATAATGAATGGGTACCACTGTACCACGATTATTTTACTTAGACAATTGTTTTGCCAGTTGTTCTTCTGTTTCCTCACTAAACTCTTTGTACTGACGCAAATAGGATATTAAAGATCTGAACTCGTTTTGCGACATTGTTTTGTGATAACCCGCTAACACACTTACTTTGTCTGCAATCTTCTGCTCTTTGACAACTATCTTTGCAGGGAGGTTGCTACCGGTAAGGATTACTTGTTTTAAAAACGTATCATGCAACTCATTGACCTGCTTCTCATCTTTCGGATTAAGCTCACGTAAAGCAGCTCTAAACGTACTGTCAGTAGTCTCTCCATTATTCACTCGCTTTGCATAGTACTGAAGCACAGACTTCTTTTTATCTGCATCATCTTTAATGTAGGAATTGATAACATCAAACGCCTGCATAGTTCCAGGTATACCAAGAGCAGTAGCAAGAGCTTCCGCAGTCAATGATGCACCTTTCAACTGTTTCATTTGGGAGTCTGAAGTGAGCAACTTACCACCCGCAATAAGATCCGTAGGAATATCAAATACCGGGTTAGAATATCCACGATTATATTGGAATCCTCCTTTGATAATCGACCCAACAAACGGGACTAATCCAACCAGTTCAAACGGAGCACTCTTCATCACATTGTTTAGTTTCTCTTCAAGAGACTCGTCATCAGTTTCTCCCTTGATCATAAGATTGATCATACGCACAAGTTCCTGAGCAACAGCGTTGAATATAGGTATAGAAGCTAGAGCCATTAGTGCTTTGATTTTTACAGCAGGAAGACCGTTACGAACCCCAGATCTCCAGATACCCTGCTTCACCAAACTAAACAACCCCATGCTATACGTTTGGAATACCAGTAGCAACCGAGTCACATCACCACCCTTCGCAAGTGCAAGAGGCCTGTCTGTAACCTGGTTAGAAGACTGAGTAAGATTCATAAAAAAGTCAGCGTCAGCAGAAGCCTTTTCAGGAGGAACACCGTTCTTGATAAGCGCATTGTATACCCCATTTCGTACAGCCCCCGCAGTTCGTATATCAAACTCCTGTATTGCAGACATAGACATCTCAGCATACCCTTCACTAAACTTCTCCCATGTAGTTTTCTCATCAAAGAAACCACGTTGTGCAAGTTGTTTCAGTTCATACATATCAACAGTGCCAGCCATACCGGAACGTAGCATCAAGGCGTCCGATTGAGATAAGCTATCTTTCTTGTAGGAAGGGGTCACAAACGCTTTGCCTAACTCCTTAGTGATCTCCATAGCAACATCAGCACCATACATCATGTTGGCTGTCATAATTGCATTTAATCCAGCAGTAGGCTGAAGCAATACAGTAGAAGCTTTAAATCCAAGTATAGCCTTCGTAATATTATTCTTAAGTGACACAAGCCACGGGAAGTGATATGCACCTCGTGAACCTCTTTGCGCTACAATTTGAAGGTACTCTTTCCAGTACTGTGACACCACATCCCCAGCATGTTGCATGTATTCCTTAGAAGAAACGACCTGCTGTACGTTATCGATAGCAGGCTGCATATTGATATACCATAACGAGCTATTAAATGTTTCATACGCAAGAGCAAATATATCAGTTCGAGGACGTAATGTAACACTTGGTTTTCTAGAAACAGTAAAACCTTGTGGCACTTCAGACGTATGGCGTCCTCCAGTTTGCGCTACATCAATTTGTTCTTCGAAATCCCTCATTGTTCTATCATACTTTGCGGACACCACATAATTCTTCACCCGGTGGAAAGGCTTGTTTTCTCTTGCCTCAAAAGTAGAAGCAAGCCTCTCTGTAATACCGTACTTAGCATTGACATCCTGGATAATATCAACAACCGATTCAGCCATATCAAGCGTCACACCTTCTACTTCATTAGGGACCTCATCCCATCCGTACTCTTGCATAATAGATTCCGCTTGGGTCTTTGCCCCTTCACGCATACGAGCAATCAATGTGATATACGCCTGTTCATTGTCCGTATATTCATTCTTAATTTCACGCACCCGGGTAGTAAGCTCTTCCATAACATTGGACAAGTCTTTGTGGTGTAATTGTTCTGCTGTTTGTAGCTCCTTACCCATAGAAACATTAACTCCATCATACATTTTATCTCCATCAAAACGATCAAGCATATGGATAGGTCCCATGTAATCATACATAGACAATTTATTAGCTGCTTTCTTTGCACGATTGGAACTGTTTTTAGCAGTAGCCGGTCCAGCCTCTACCTTGCCATCAATATTAATAGTGCTCTGTATCGCATAATCAACAGCAACCTGTTTCTCAGATTCATCCTGGAACCGTTGCATTTCTAGCTCAAGCTTTCCAAGTTCAGCTATTTGTGCAAGTGTTGAATAAAGCTCTTGTAATTGCTCATTGTTCATTTCGGACAAGGCAACTTTACCAATACGTTCAAGCGTTTTATCGTACCACTCACGCACGTCTTCAGCAATCATTGCATCGTTGCGTACCATCTCACGTATATCATCAAGTTTGATAAGCGTGTTAGGAGACAGCGCAGACTGCTCAATAGCATCAAATAAACTTAGTAGTTCTTTTGTGCGAGCAAGTGACATCTTATCACCTTTCTGTGCAGCACTTCGTACAGACTTCCTTAATTTGTTGATACTGTTTAGTAAGTTCTCACGTTGTCTTTTCATCGCAATTTCTGCACGTATCTTTTCCCGGGTCTCTCTCGCAGCTTTCTTTGTGACTTTCTTAAGCTCTCCACTCATTCCTTTCTCTGGCAATGCATCCATTGCAGCAACCTCAGCAAGGTTACGACCAATTCTTCTAAACTTCATAGACTCCTTATGCTCTTGTAGTTGTATTTGTTTCTTTTGGAAATCGTTTCGCACAGTCTCCATTTGCTTTTTAGTCACACCAATATACTTGTCTACTTTCTTCTGTGTTCTTGCTAAGCCCTTGTATTCCCTTGCGAGTCGCGCCATCTCCGGCTGTCCTTGACCAATATACTCAACTGACTCTTGTATCGCACTATCAATCAGATCATCAAAGAATGTTTGTGCCTCATCAGTTCCGGACTCGATATATGGGTGAGTATCCATAATGCTGTTTTGGAGACTTGAGAAGTTATCAATGCTACGTATCTCGTCATCGCTCAACAACTGAGAATTCCGATACTCACTGAGTCTCTTTTCCATTGAGGGGTAATCAAGAGTCACAAGATCTCTTCGTTTCTTTGTTGACCGCTCTAGTATTGGATATATCTCTTTCGCAAGCATTCTCGCAGTAGACGCAATCAATGGCTTGTTAGAAGTCTCCGGATTAATATGCAACTCAAGATCAACCATACGTTCACCAACATCCTGCTGGACTTTATTAGTAAGGTCTTCCAGTTGTGTTAGTATAGATTCAGGTAGACCAATTCCGTATTTGCTAGCTAATTCAGTATCTAGATTGTACGCATACGATACAAGATTTGTAAAATCTTCTACAGTATTAATATTGATATCTTTTACTAGCGCTTTACTCAACATCTTTGAAGTGACATCCACACGCATTGCATCTAGTTCATCGAATGTGTCATGTTCAAGACGGAAAGCAATATCTTTAGTGGAAGCTATGTTATCAATTATTTCTTGTCGTTGGTTGTCATCTCTATATCCATACACGTCTTTTGCAAGATCATAACCTGATAGTAATTGGCGCACGGCACCAACCTCTTCTTCTGGGACAACTATTGCATCAAACTCATCAAACATCACTGCACGTTGAGGCTTAGCTTCCATATATGATGAAGGCAAAGACATAATTGCATCAGCAATTTCCTTTACTAAAACATGCTCATTGTTATCAATAATAAAGTCGTTTTGCTCAAGCGCTTTTTTCATAGATTCGGCTGTCTTGCTTTTCTTAGAATACAACACCACAGCATCAAACAAGCTTTGCATTATTGCAAAAAAATCAGCTCTTTCATATTTGTATTTTAGCGTATCACCAAGCTCAGCATACTGATCTTTTATTTTTTCGTATATTGCCTCTCCATTATCTTTTGATAGGAAAGATCCACGGTTCTTTTGCACTTGCTCTACCGTCACAGACCTAGATAGTTTGCCTCGTAATGTCCCAAAGTCAGAACCAAACAATGAACTTTCTTGTGCTTTCGTTTTTCCGGACATTGCATCAACCAGATCACGCAATGTATATAGAACCTTACGCTTTCCCTTCAAAAAATATTTATCTCCAAAGACATCTTGGAACTTGGAAGCAATCCACTCTTTAAATAACACTTCATCAATAAGTTCTTGAAATTTACTTACAGTAGTTCTCATATCAACTTTTGAGCCACGTGTTTTTAGTTCTTTATTAACTCCATATATAATACTATCTACTTCACTAAAACTTAACGAACCATCTTCATTTATATATTTTGATCGAATAAGATTCTGCAACCCCTCTAATTTTATGGAATTAATATACTTACTAAGCGCTTGTATAAATTGCTCACGATAAGCGCTACCAACCTGCAAATCCTCAACACTAGGACTTTTTAGTAAAGCGGGGTTCTCAGCAATCAGTTGTTGCAAGTTCAACCCAGGGGAATCAAGCAAGCTAGGTGAATATTCAAACTCGTGCGGTACCTTGTTTATATTTAAATACTCATTCAAAAACACAGGAGAATTCCAAAGATCATTTTGCAAAGATTCTATTGTGGCAGTATTTGCAAGTAATGCTTCACGTATCCTAGAAATCCACACATCATCTTTAATACTCTCTGGAGCGTTTGCTTTTATCTCATTTAAAATAGAGCTAGATTTTGCTATATCCACAGACGTAAGTTCTTCAGGAACCCTTGGTGTGTACGCATCCGCACTAAAAATTTTATTCCTTGCGTCTACTGATTGGTCAACCATGTTCTTATTCCCTACTAGAGTAATTGAACCAAATTCAGTAAATGGTATATCCGTTCTAGTGATAGCAAGAGATGGTACAGGTAACCCATCCAATGCTACAGATTTACGTAGATTATCCAGGTTAGTATTATGTAATACTACTAGATTCTTTTTGTCTCCTTCTAATCTCAACACCTCATCCCCCAAGAACATATCAACAGCAACACCATCCTTACCCATCTCAGCAAATACTTTGTTCTCTAATACTGTCTTACGTTCAGCCTCCTGCTTCATACGATCTTCTTGTTCAGCTTGGGTAAACGCCTGTCTTTCTTTCGGGCGTTTCTTTGAAAGTAAATCTTCATAGAATTGCGATACCTTATCACCTCGCACCCAGTTCACAAATTTCTTTACTTGCTGGAGTAAGTTACCTAAAAATTTACCGTATGTAGACGTGTCTTTTTCTTTCTTCGCTACGTAATCTTTCAAGTCTTCTACCAATCTTTCTTCAGCATCAATGTCTTTTTCAAGATTGTGCTGTGATTTCACTTGGTTCAATACAGAAGACCGGGACTCTGGAGTCATAACAGTCCGGAAGTACGCATGTCCTAACTCGTGCCACGCAGTATCCTTGTCTGCAATAGGATTTCCTTTTTTATCCTGTAGTAACTGGATTGTTTGCCCTTTAAATGACCCAAGCGCTCTTCTTCCTTCGACCGTGGCAATATGTTCCACCCATTGAACGTCCACGCCTAGATCGTCAGCAAGTTGGCGTATAGGCTTCTCTGCTTCTTGCTTCAAAGTTTCTTGTACACGTATGTCTTGAGACTTCTTATACAGTCCTTTCAAAGCGTTGATTTCTCCTTGCCCAGCAAACTTAGTTAAGAATTCTGCTTCACTCATATCTTGCGCTTCACGTGCAAGGTCTTGGTTGTCCATCACACTGGTCACACTTGGACGTGAGAGAAGTTCTTGTAGTGATTCATCAATCCGTGCCAATCCACCTACATCAGAAACGTTTTGATTCTGCATCTGGGTCTCTAACCATCCTTGTATCTTTGCAGCAACTTGAGCGCTTGCGTCTTCCGCAGTAGGAGCAATAACACTTTCACTGAAAGGAATCTGGAATGACATTCCTTGGACCATAGCCTTTCCTTCAGCAACCCATTGGTTGTCATCTAGTTGGGCAGTGGATATATCAAGGTTCTCATTTTGTATCTCGTTGAATTTGTTGTTTTGTAGAAACACATTGAGCGCATTCCCATATACTGAAGATACCTCATCGAGCTGTCTACGCGCGTCCTCAACTAAACCAGCGTATGAAGCCACATCGGGGTGTTCCTCAGCTAATTTGTTAGCCATTGTTAATGCCGTTTCAAGCGACTTCTTTTGTTCTGACAATCTATAAATTTCACCCACATTGGAAGTAGGTCCACTTGGTGGTGGCGTATTCCCAGGCTGTTCAGCTTCGTTCTCTTGAAATGAACCAGGAGCTAATGTGTCTACAGGGGCAACTGTACCGCTGAATGCGTCACCAACAACATCCATACCAGCTCCTCCAATAGCACCAAAGAATGCAGACTCAGGAACACCTTCAAGTATGTCCTGATTCCTATCAAAATAATACTTAGTAAAGTTTTGAGAGAGTTGTTGTATAGTCTCTGTCATACCTTCAGTAGCACCTGCTCTCAAAATATTGAGTGTTTTTTTGGGGAGCGTTTTTACGAAATCAACAGCGGCCTGTTTCATTCCCAACTTCATTACATTTTTAGGAGTAACTATCTTAGAAGCCACACCTCCAGGCATAATTGATTCTAGAACAGCAGCTACTGAGCCATAGAGAGTAGAAGCAGCAGCTCTTTGCCACTCTGGGATACCCATTTCTTCTAACTCATTGTATGTATTTCCTGCCTCTTGGCTAAATGCAAAACCATACGTACCAGCAGGACCAGCAGCAACTCCAGCGGCAATAGCACCAGCTATATTAGGAACAAGGTTACCTATGTTATACGCGAGATATTCTGGGTTGTTCCATCCTTCAGACAGTTTTGTAGGAGCGTTTTTTGTTGGGTTCAGTTCTGGACGTTCCGCAATATAGTTCTGCATCATATACTTCAAACTCTTTGCACCTGAATACGCTTCATTCCCAGGCAATCCACGATTAGCCAACATCTCAACAGTTCCAGCCCCACTTTCAACAACATTAACGACCCCCTTTTGTAATCCTTTCCACAGCTCTCCAAACATATTAGAACCATCATCAGGTCTGTACTGAGAGAGAGGTACTTCAGTACCAGTAGGTTTTGAAAGTGTTGACTCTCCATATAGCGGTATAGAATCAGCTTCTCCCCTACTGATTTTTAGTTTATTGAACTTCTTTAATGCAGGGTCTTGTACGGAAGGTATCAGTAAATTCCCATCACTTCCTTCTATAGCGTCTTTAGTTAACTGAGACCGTTGTGCAAGAGAAAGTTTCTTGAACTCTTGAGTAATGTCTTCCACCGGAGCAACCGGAGCAGAGGGTAGTGGGTCCACAGTTTTTCCAGTCAACGTAGTCTCCATTTTTTTAAGTTGTGCAGCCTTACCTATCGTAGGGTCTTCAAGGAAGTAATTCATAAGTATGCGAAAGTGATGTAAATAAACTACTACTCGTTAAAATAATTTTGCATCTTCAAAATAATGTCCAAAATTCTTATCAAAAGTATCTTTATCAAATCCTTTTTTCTGCCAAGCTTCTACATATTTAGTGTACTCCGACTTTGAAATTTTAGAACCTGAATAATTATACCCCTCACTTAATGATTTAGGTATAGAAGGAGCTCTGTTTTGCAAGGTCTCTGCCATAAATCCAATACCCTCACTTAACTTATCTGCTTGTGACATATTGTTTCTTGTAGCACTGTCTTTTACCTTAGTAGGACTTCCAAGATAGGAACCAGCATAGGATGAACTACGTAGATCAGCTATTTTACCATTTGTATCATAATACTCCAAATCAAGATGAGGCCCGGTTACGTTACCAGTCGCACCACTCTTGCCTACCACCGTTCCACCTTTCAATATAGTTCCGTTTTCCACTAGCACATCAGACAAATGAGACATACGCAATTTTTCTCCGGTCTTTGTGTTCTGTACAAGAACAGAGTTACCATATGGGGTCTTCTTATAGTCTTTAATATTTCCTCCCGTCACACCAGTCTTAGCATCCACTACCTTCCATTCTCCTTGTGGTAATGCAACCGGGGTTCCTACAGGTACTGAGAAATCTGTACCTTGGTTTTTGCCGCTCTTGTTAGCCTCTACCCCAGCCCCATATTGGACACCAAAGTGACTTACGCTTTTAGGTGTAGCACCAAGAGCAAAGTCAGGGTTTAATTCATACGTATCCGCATAGTCTTTGTCATAGCCCATTTCTGCTTTCTTCAAAGCATATTTTTTTAGTTCCATTTCATATGGTATTTGTGCAATGTCTGCACGATTCTTTATAATCTGCTGTTCTTTTTCTGTTATGTTGTATTTTTTAATCATTGTATCAAGTGGCAAATTGTCGACTTCATTTTCAAGCTTCTTTGTATTTAAGAAGTTCTTGTAGTCACTACGCCCTTGTACGGTTTGAATAGAAGTCTGTCCTGTCTTTCTATCTTGCATAAGTATTTCTACATACCGCTCACCATTAGGTCCCTCTACTTCGTATTGCGTCTTAATCTGTTTGTCAGGTTGAGTAGAAGCAAGATTGTAGAACGTACCAGCAGGAACACCGGCAAGCATTTCTTGTTGAGACCACATAACCTGATCTTCTTTGGTCATTTTCTGTGGGTCAAATCCTCCGGACGTAATGTTATTATAGAGAGTCCCAATGTTAGCACGTGCATCATCTCGCATTTTATCCATAGCTTGCAACTTAGCACTCTCCGCAGAAGCTTTTGCGTCACGAGCATCCTTTTCTTCAGCACGTACATCTTGTCTTACAGACCTAAACATATTCATCATTTGAAGTTGTTGCGAGAACTGTGTGTTGTAATCATCTTTTGCTGTTTCATAGTCATACTTCTTCGCATCCATGATTGTTTTAATCAGGTTGTTTTTAGTATTGAGTTCATCTAATGCTGCATTCTTTACTTTACGAATTTCATTAAGACGCGTGTTCTCCTGGCGTTCAATCTCTCCAATACGTCCAGCAGCCACATCAAGAGGGACAGATCCGTTTTGCATTTGGGCTTCAGTGCGCAATCTTCTGTTTTCAAGTATAGCGTTTTCTTCAGTAGAAAGTTTGTTAACACGATCTTGTATAGTCATTACATCGTTCTCTTTCATCAACTGTTCTTGCGTTGCAGCAGCATTGAATGTTGCAGTTGGCTTCATAGAGTCAAGAGACTTCGTCAAAAACTCCATGTATCCATCAAGAGGATTCTTAGGAGCAACTACCTCAGTCAATGCTGTTTGCCCTGGTACAGAATACCCTGGAGCAAGTGGTGGTGTTTCAGTAGTAGTAGTCGCTGAAGTTGCCTGGTTCTCGTTAATACGTTTGATTGCATCGTTTGCATCCGGAGCATTCGCAACAGACCCAAGCTTAAAAGCATCTACTCCAGGATAACCATTGGTTCCTATGTTCGGTTCTCCATTGGGTCCTACTACACGATTACCACCATACTTTATTTCATCACTTACAGGAGCGACTACCGGAGGAGTTACAACAGGGGCTTGCCCACTTACTCCTAATTGAGGAGCTGTAGCATTAGCAATTCCTGTCTGTTTCATATCAGCGGCTTGTGTGAGTGGTTCAGCAGCAGGGACAACACCATTGTCAACGGCGTCTTGATTGCGAGCTTGTGCATCTAACATGTTTTTAGGGAGAGCCATAGTATTAGGTTATTGAAGTAACTATTCCGCGGACAACTTGAATAGTGGGGGATCCTCCGTCCGCAACAAATGATCCAGTCACACCTCCTTTCGGGTAAAAATCTCCATTAGAACTAATAGCTGTACCGGCAGGAGTAGAAGTAGCAGCCTCAGAGTATTTGTTTTTCCCTGCCCATAATCCATCCTTGCTCATCTTAACAGAAACAGTACCACGTCCCAACTCAAATTCTTGTATGTCTGTGAGCTTTATAATTGGTGCATACGCTAGCTCAGCAACCTTCATTTCAAGTCGCTCCATCTTTTGTAGTAATCCTACATATGCGGTTTCAAGTTCTTTGTATGTCATTCAGTTTCGATGATTATGGATTCAATAGCCCACGCAGTACCAGTGGCACTACCAGAAATACTAACCTCTATCTTAAACGTATCTAGGTCTTGTACTTTTACTTGTGACTTTATGCATTTATGTACAGAGTCATCTTCAAAAGATAATGTATAGGTTGTTTCATCCACTGTGAGGATATTCCCACTCACTGTCCATGATGAAGGTATAGACCGGTACGGAATACTCACAGTCACACTTCCAGATATTCTTCTATCTAACGCAAAAAACCCAGTAGAAAGAAGGCATGTTGTTTCTCTACCAATACCAGAAGCATAGGTGTCAATTCCATACGTTGAGTTAGAAGCATCTACCCAAGCCACTAGGATAGTATTCTGTGGCGTCATTACGATAGAAGTAATGCGCATTGATTGTGTATTGGTGGAAGTGATATATGGCATAGTAATCACAGGAGGCTCTCCAGCAAACGAAGAACCAAACGAATATACTCCAAGCCATGTCGCGTTTGACGATCCAGATACAGTACTCAAACCAAACAACACACGCCCATCTTTGCACATGATTGAGTTTGGAAGTACTTCTAAAGATGATCCAGTAGACTCATAATCCCACCCCGTTGCTTGATTATTCTTTAAAGGCAACTGTTTTATTTTCTCTAGTTGGTAGTTAGATACCTGATAAAACGCGCATGAATACCCGGCACTTATAACAATAGAACCACCCACATTAAAAATTGCATTTACCTTGCCCTCATTAACCAAGTACGACTCACTACAAAGTGGGCTATATGTGTTCCATGTAAAGAGACGAGATCTACCAGTTGTATTAGTTGGAGTAGTAGTCCCTATGACAACCTCACGAGATGTCTCACCTAAACAGGTAATGCGCCATGTCCCAGTAAGATCAAAAGCATTGGCGGTGAATGTTCCAGTAGCTCCAACTTGTGCAATATATCTACCATCACCAATATACAGAGCGTCTATTTTCTGAAGCATAGGGTGGTATAACCCATCTCCAGCAGTAAATGACCCCACAGAAGTAACTCCAGCACCAAATGTCCAGGCAGTTCCTATTTGCCATTTATAAAGCGTAGTAGCGGTTGCAATGTAGATGTATCCATTATGTTCCGCAGCATTAAGTATATCGTTGGAACCCCAACCACCCCCACCACCACTATAAACATTTGTGTACACAGGAGTAGAAGTACGTTGCCATACAGCTCCTCCAGCCATAAATATGTATGTAGTGCCATCTGAACACATTACCATCTGATTAACCACTCCAGTGATAGAAGAACCAGAGTCTTTTGCGAGCTTTCTGCTTGTTTGTAGAATACCCTTTTCACTAAACGCATCAAATCCCTGCATCCACAGGAGACTGTTTTGATTTGTTTGGTAATGTCCATCTAAGATACCACCTAGATGGAAATCTTTTAGTGTAATAACTGCCATTAGTTTTTAGGTAAAGAAATCCAATCAGTGTCTACTTTACTAATACGAATCCAAACAGCATTTTGTGTGTTGAGTACTTCCTGCACATTTTCACTTATAGCAATTTCTTCAAGCACAGTAACAGTTTTTGCTTTATCAAGGTGTTCACTTACTGTGAATGTTTCAAGAAAGGTTTTAGTGAGAGCTTTATCAAGAGTCTCACTTATAGTGAATTCTTCAGAGTATGTTCTATTTTGTACATTAGAAGATCTCGTTGCTCCGTATTGCGCAGTACCTAGTTGTGAAGTTCCGTACATCATAGTATTTTATGAGAATGCTTTAATTAGATAGAAAGCTTGTTGTATATCGTAGACGCACCGTCTGTATAGTATGCGGAACGAGGCTTACCAAACCCAATAAGGGTAGATTGAGATATTTGCTTGGTAGTATCTAATGTCCCTGTGTGCGCAGCGAATCGTACATAGGGAGCGCTTGTGAATCCAGCATATATACCAGCAGAGTTAACCATACTAGTACTAGCAAAATAACTAGACCCAGTTACTGTGACTGTACTTATGCTTGTGAACGTAGTCCCAGAAAGAGAATATTTGATGAATCCAGCAGATCCATCAGCAATCCAAAAGTTTGTACCATCGAACCCAACAAACCCAGAAGCACCAGCAAAAGGTAGAGCCGTCCCAGATATTGTTATTTGAGTCCAGTTGCCAGCAACACTAATGTCACTAGAAATACTACACCTATAAATTTGCGCAGCAGTTGCTGTTTGTATAAGATACACATATATATACCCACCTACGATTATAGAGTTCAAGGTGTTGGTCGAACTTGCCCACAATGCGGTCCCAGCTATACTTTGTAAAGTCCCAGATTTATATAACAACCCTGAAGAGTTCATTAAATACACTATATTTGCTAAACTAGCACTCAACGTAAATGGAATATCGGAATATTTTATTGTATAACTAGTAGAAAGCCTAGTAATGGTAGCAGGATCATTCTGAATATAGGATTGTAATCTAAGATTTGTACCATCATAAATTACACATACAGAATCTCCTGCCATTATATCTCCATATACCAATGTTTCTCCACTGTTTTTATAAATAGTCTTTGCCCCAATACTATTCACATTAAGCGTACACGTATCTGTGCATGAATATCCAGCAAGAAAACAAAAAGTATCTCCAGCTTCATACGCAGTAATATTTGCATTTACTGAGAGTGTTTGCGCATTAGCAGAACCTCCACTTGTTGCATATTGACCACCTTTCCGTTGTATGAGTGTGCCAATATCCACAATTGTTTTTTCAGTCACCCCAAGAGATATCTTATATACTTTACTAGCAGTATTGTGTGCACTGGGAGAAGTTCCTTCTTGCGCATCTAAACAAGTAAACGCGTCACCACTACGTGCAGTTATTCTAAGTATTATTTTTGAAGGGTCGTCTGCTGGATTAGGGTAATCCGTAGAATTAAACAAAGTAACATTATAAGCACCTTCCGTAGAAGGGTCCGGGAACAATGCACCTTGCCCTGAAACAACATTAAATGAAGTAGCGCCCGATGCTATACCTGAAGCAAGCTCAGCTATTGCAAAATTTTTTACTGGATCGAGTCCGTATTGAGACATAGTACAAAGGTATTATGAGAGTAGAAACAAGCTGTACAATGAAAGCAAATCGACAGAAATAGCCTTAGCTTCCTGCAATCCTTTTAACCTACCCACAATAAACTCCTCTTCTTCGGAAGATAGGTCGATTTCAACAGTATCTACTAGGCCACTTGGTCGAATTGAGAATCTTTCATTTTCTCCTTTAATAAGATACATCTCAGCTTCTTTATCAGTGAGAGAAACCTTCCCACCAAGTGCTGTAGTAAGCATCATTTCTTCATAAGATCCACGGTCAGGGCAGAAAGAAAGAAGCGCGATACGTTCAGCAATGTTTAGTTTTTTCATATAAGTTAGTTAGTAGATAGTTCATTCTGTTTTGATGCACAGATACTCTGGAGGTTCTTCTGTGCAATAGAGTAGTCTGTTCCAGCACAAGAATAGTTATCGTGTGATTTTAAATGTGCTTCTGTTTGATCCAATACCTTTATATCACTTTCTTCATATAAACACACTTCTATTTTACCGTCGGAAGATGCATTTACATGACCATGTATCGGAGCAGTATCATCAATACTATGTTTCATAAGATGTACACCTAGTTCTTTTTCTATGTCTAGAACGTGTGATTCTAGGGAGTCTGTAATATCTGTGTTGAATTTGTAAGTAAGTATTTTCATAGAATAGTAATATTAAATAGCATCTGCTTTTACCTCAAATGACATAAAAACACAACACGTTCCAAACACTGCTGTAGCGGTCACACCTACCACACCTGAACCAAATATCCGGTATGACGGAGTTAGTGTCACAACGGTGCCATGTGCAGCTTCTGTTATTGCGCTCCCTAGGTTCAAGGTTGTGGCAGGGTTCCCATTACCTCCTACAAACTGTGCTGGTTGTATAGTAAATGTGGAAGTGGTAGATCCTTTTAAAACGGCGAGTTTAATAGAAGAAGGATACCCACCAACACATGATCCTAAAACATTTCCCAAAGAAGCAGAAGTGAAAGGATTTAGTGTAGTATCTGAAGAGTACATACCTCCACAGTCAATAGTTGTAGTATTACCAGCTCCACTATTTTTAACCCGTATTGTAAGTTGATCTCCTTTGAACGATGCAAATGTAGTTACATTAAGAACTGTTAATATAGTTTCTGTTGTTGCTGTAGTAGTTATCATCCCTAAGCTTGTTGCGTCCGTAACATTATACAATTCAAATGTCCCTGTACCCGCACTCACATGTCCAGACAACCTTGTGCCGCAGGACACTGTTCTGGAGGCAGGCAACGTCATTCTTGTCTGTCCCGCAGGCTCTTGAAAGGTATTCCCTACCGTATCAGTAGTCGTCACTCCTTGACTAGAAATATTCACTTGTGGGTCTATCATTGCTTGCACAATTGTAGAAGAACCACCTCCACCTCCACCACCAAAAACAGTTTTCAAATTACCTACAGTGATCTTCTTGCTATCCATAGCACCAAAAGGACTCTGCGCCGCATACATAACATCTGCATCCGCAAGTGTTGTCACTGCCGTAAGTTCTGATAATTTTTTTGCCATAGGTAGTTAGTATTAGTAATGCGACATTTTACTGTAGCTTTGGTAGTAATTTATCAAACATCTTTCCATCTAGAATACTTTGTTGTGCTGGTATATACGTAAGAAGAAGTGCTTTCTCTTGAGTAGTGAAATCTATCTCAGCGTCCACATATGAGTCATCCTGTATTGTTTCCATAATCTTATCAAAGATAGACTCCGCAGTTCTACGTGTAGAAAGATCGTACAGACGTGGTGTGTTATCTTCTTTCACCTGGATTAGAACATGCATTGCCTTGATTTCTTCTTTTATAAAAAACATAGTAGAAAGTATTTAGATAATAAAATTATACTGTTTTAATTTGTTCACCTATAGAGATGATCTCTTCTTTTTCGGTAGTAAGATCACTAATCTGAGTATCAATATTCTCTACTTGTTTGTCGATACTGTCAGGAGAAACAACAGTTTCAATCGTTCTTACAAGATACTCCACTTTCGTGAATCTCTTAAGTTTCACACCTTCGCCAGTAAGTGGAGAATCATACTCTTCTACTAGCACCTCAGAGATAGAGTTTGTTTTGCAGAACTCTATAAGGTCTTTTACTGCTTTTAGTGCCTGTTCATTAGTCATATGTAATGATTATTAAATAAGTGTAAATGTTTTTGTAATCCCGTTTATTCGGATAAATACTCCTGCTGTAGTAGTCCACATATCACCGTTTACGGGGGATGTTGGAGCTGTTCCGTGAGGAACATTGAGAGAAGCTCGAACTGTTGTGGAAGCAGACGTGACTACTTGCCCAGAAAATGTAGAAGTTCCCACGTTATTAATAGACATTCTTATTACGGGACCCGGCACACCAGCTTGAGTAGTAAGAAACTCTAAACGACCACCAACGTCGCCTGTAGCTGGCGTGCCTTCTACTACAGTTTGTATCATTGAGCTTGCTATATTATTTGTACCGTCTGAACCTCCGAACAATATAATACCAAGCCTATCCCCATCTTGTACCACCGTATTTGATCCAACTGTTGCACCCCTAGTTCTTCCAAACAATATAGATGGTGCTGTAGTTGCGTTAGATGACTCATTCACTACCAAACTCAAACTTGAAGAATCAAAGTCAATTCCTTCCATCTGCATAACAGAAAGCACTCCTGATTGTCCTCTTCGCGCAAAGGTGCCACCAATATTTACAGCCCCATAGAATCGAGCTGTAGTTGTACCAGTTGCTACGCTCATAATGTTGGCACCGTTTGAACTTGCAATAGTTATATCGTCAGTAGTACCATTACCATACATAACAAGTCCAAGGGCTGTAGTGTGGTAGAGGTATGCATTATTTGAAGCTGCCACAAAAGATCTTGAGCCAAACAAGCTCATCCCTCCAGAACTAATAAGTGAATCCGGACTAATCGATACTAAACTTGTAATACCAGAAACATATGCAGAAGAAGTCCCTAGAAATAGGTAAGAACCACCCCCAGTAGTTTCTGAAAAAATAGCAGCTTTAGGAAGCGTAGGGTTGTCAGTAGTTGATCTAAAGTACAAAGCTGGAGAGAAACCATCCGCCACATATGGAGAACTAACCACTACTGATCCTTCACGTATTGCAGCAATAATATCTGCTTGTATTGTAGAAGATGTACCAGTAAACAACGAAGCTCTTATGTTTGCTATGGTCATTTTCTGGCTATCTCCAGCACCAAACGGGGATTTCCCTACAAGGAACAAGTCGTTGTCTGCAAGTGATGTAGCAGCAGGTAGATTTGAAAGTTTTGAACTCATAGAAGTATATTAAAGAAGTAACTCAGTCCCATCCTCAAGTAAGAAGAATGTACCATCCTCTAAGAGTAGGTATGTCTCATCCGTCTCTTCTCCATCAGTACGACCCTGACGCTGAAGACCTAATTGTAATCCAAGACCTAGTGGCATAGACTAAAGAGTTCGGAAATAAAAACTCACAACAGCAGTGGCAGAATCTCCCTTGATATAGACAGACCCACCCTCACCCATTTGTATAACCTCACCAGTCCCAGCGGGGACTACAGCGTACTGAGTTGCAGTATAGGTAGCAGTAGAAGCTACACGCAAGTCTTGCGATGTATTTGTGATTACTAACTCTACAGCATTGCTTGGGAAAACAATAGTTGCTTCAGTGGTAGTTGCGCTGTACGGTGAGAGCTTTGGAGAAGCAGATGCGTCCGCACATACGAAACCTCGTGCTGTTTGTACCATTACATTATTCGCATCTTTTGGGAGTACTCTTTCAGCTGGCATAATAGTAGTAAATTAAGATATTTTAAATTGATGTATAAACTGGAGTTGGTCTCCACTAATTACCGGAATAGCAGTAAATGTTTTTCTATTTATCATTGTAACTCCAGAAACAGCATTGAATACCGCTGTCTCAGCTACAGAAAAAGAACTAGAAAATGTGAAGAGTTTTGCTACCTGTGCAGTATCATTTGTAACTGTAGTCGTCACAAGTGAACAAACTCCTGCCGCCCTACTACCTCCTCCTGTAGTTATTTCAGTTTCGAGAGACGTGTCAGTCGCAGCTTCAGCAGTTGTTCCTGTTCCAATACCTACAAAAGTAAATGCAGCAAGAGAACCTACTCCATTCAATAGACCAGCAAGAGCAGCCTTACCTACATTGGTAGTAATATTGTGTACTTCAGTTCTCCCAATAACTACACCATCTCTGATGTGGTCAATGAAAATGTTTCCTTTAATTGAGATATTTTCGTTCATGTAAGATAAAATTAGTAACTATAACCGTAATCTTTGGGGAAAGCACCCGCAGTTTTTCTGTCTCTGTTTGCATTGCGATAATTGCTCAATGCTTGCTGGAATAGAAGGTCTATATTCTGTTCCTCGTAATCAAGTGGGATTGGCTTATCTCGCGATGTCTTATAGCGTCTCGTAACTTTGTACAATAGAACTGGGTGGAATTCAGAGGGAAATCCAACGTCGGTAGCAGTAAGATCAAGTGAGATGTCATTAGTTGACACCAAATCACCAGTCACCCAAGTGTGAGGGTTAATGTTGTAGTATAATCGTAACCCTTGAGACACTGATATGATGGGTGACCCACTCCAAATATTAAACGATTGTCTATAGAGCGAGAATAAAACAGGGTCGTCATTGAAGTTCGCACGTATGTCGGTTTCTGTGGTTACCGGGGTGTCAATTCTATTAAAGTCAACTTCTTCTGCCTTACTCCAATTAGTCCCATTCAGTTTAATTTCTAACTTAACCATTCGATTAAGCATATTACTTGGTAGCTCATACACACGTTGATCAGCTACCAGGTTGGTATATGCAGTCATTTGCAATGCGCTTTCATCAGCCTTTACAATATCACCGGCCAACTCTTCTATACTAAGATTTACAAAATCCACAATCATCTGATCTGTGAAAATAGAACTCCCAGAGGAAGGTTGTGTCCGTGTTAATGTGCGCGCATTTCGCGTAAAAGTAACGTAGTTCATGGGTCACAAAGTAATATAAACGCCAGCTTGCTCCTCAATTAGTCTGTTACAGCAGTGTCTTTGATTATAGTAATATATCCAGTGCACGCAGCCCCATCAATAGTACCAGCAGAAATGTTAGCAACAGTAACAACTACTGAATCAGCAGCAGAAACGTATGCGTTTTTCCAGATAAGACCAACCTCTAGGTTGTCAGACTCGTGTGCAATCACTCTGTCTGTAGTTACAACACCAGTGATAGTCACTGTAATATCTACTTCAGCAAGAGTTGCAAGAGAAGTTGGATTCACAGACACGCTGTGTACTTCTATTGCTTCACCTCCAGCCTCAAGGTATTGGTTTAAAAGTGCCATAAAATAATATGGTTAAGAAATTATATTCGATCTAAGATTTTATTCTTAGTAGTTTCGTAGAGTAATGAACGGTCAACATCTTGCCCTGTTTCATTACGTCGTATCCGGTCAAATATTTCAGCAAACATCTTAGGTACTTCTACGTCCTTATCTCTAGGGACAGTGTAAGAATACTCGTTGATAGATGCTGTCATTGATTTTGAATTACCTTCAGTAGAAGGATAATACCGATGTACTTTTTCATCCATCATTGCCAGTTGCTCAGTTGTTCCAAGACTTCTATTCATAAGCGTTTGCTCAGTGATAGAAGGTGGGAGTATAACAACGGACTTAAATGGATTATCCATTGTAGGCTCTTCTACCGGGAGAACTTCCTCAACAGGAAGAACTTCTTCAGCTGGAAGAGTTTCTTCAACACTCACAGCTTCTTCTACCGGAAGAACTTCCTCAGTAGTTTCCACAGGAGTAGTTGCAGCAGACTTACCCATATACATATAGTTAAAAAATTAAGTACCAGCTTGATTTTAAACTAGGCAGCAACAGCATGGTTAAGTTCTACCATGAATGCAGCATTAAGGATTTTAGCAGTGTATCCTGATTTCCAACCGATAGTTCCTCTTTGATGCAACGCATCAGAAGCACCACCACTTCCTAACTCATTGATGATAAGGTTAGAAGTCAATGTGTCTACGTTCACCGCTCCAAACGCATCACGTCCGAAGATATGTGTTCCGTATACGTCAATTGAACCTGAACCCTGCCCTGCGAATACAGAAGCCTGGTTAGTTTGGATAAACCGTACTTGTCCAAGTGCTCCTACTTCTCCTGGCAAAGCTTCTCCAGGTCGAGCATATTTCTCTACAGAAACAAATCCTGTGAGAGTTCGCAATGTGTATGTAGTCTTTGGATGACAGATACCAATGTATGCTTCAGGAATTGGAGTAGTTCCGATCCCAGTAGAAGGCATAATGTTACTCTGCATGTAGTACATAGTATCATTAACCTCAAGAAGACGTACAGCCTTAGCAATCATAGTTGCAGTGATCAAATCCGCAGAAGTTACTGTTCCTTTAGTAGTAGCAGAACCTCCGTAGATGAAGTTAGATCCAGCTTCAAGAGCTGTTCGAGTAACTGTATCGAGAGTTTTTTGCATGTTGTATGCAAGTCGCTCTCCCATTTTCAAGATGATATTATCTACAGACATCTTTTTAACAACGTCTGTAAATTTCACATATTGACCGTATTGAAGTGCTGTAGCTGTCACCTCTGTAGTAGAAATATCAGCTCCTTCTGGAGTAATACCCTGTCCAAGTGGCGTAGTGTTCACATCAATATTTTCCCATCTTCGCCATTTAGCAGCCATAGATCCTCCATTTTCAGGAAGACTTACAGTTGATTCACTCTCTTGAGCGTAGCGAAGATAAACGATTCGAGATTGTGCTGTTCTAAGATACTTTTGGAAGTAAATTGCAGCGTACTCTGGCGGGATATCCGCAGTAGTAATGAGTGCCATGATTGAAAGCGATAAAATATAATCGCCAGCTTTTTTACAAGTGTTGTTTGATTGCAGCGTCCAGCTCCGCATCGGTCATAGAATTGACCCGGTCGACTGAAAGCTTGCTTGTTGCTCCTGCATCTCTACGTATCACACCACCACCCACGCGGGATTGTCGTGATTCACGTTCTTGAGCAAGTGCCTTTTCTCCGTATATCTTAGCCAGGTTCTCTTTTCCAACTGCTTCAAAAGCAACTGAAGAGAGTGGTAAGTGTTTACGGGAAGTATCAGAACCCCATGCAAGGATTTTATCTTTAAATGGTACAAACTCAGGGTTTTCCATAAAGAAGTCTCGCGCTTCCTGCTCTCTTGTCGACTTATCGAGCGTAGCAGTGAGTGTCCCTAGGCGTTCTTCAACTTTTTGATTCACAAGTGTATCAAGATCTTGAGTGCTAGATTCAGAGTTCTTCTGTAATTTTTCTTCCTGCCTTTGTTTGTAGTAGAAAGAAGCATCACGTACCGGTGGTACTTCAGGAGTCTCTTGTTTTGGCACTTCAGGTTCTTGTGCTGATTGTGAAAGATCGTTTTCGTTCTCCATAGAAATATGGGTTAACTCCTCTTGCGAGGGAAATACTCAGTGGTACTCCACTGGACTCTGTATCCCTACAAGCTGGCAAAGAGAGATACAGAGTTCAATAGACTACTTTGGAGCATTACGCATAAGTTCTTCATATTCCTCATCTATTTGTTTGTACGGACTAGATGTATATGACTGCATTACTTCACTATACGTGCTTTCAAGTATTTGTGGGAGCTGTTTAAGTTTCTCATAATGCATCAACTCCTCTTGGATTCTACGCACATCTTTCAAATCTTTGAAGGGAAACGTTGATAAATCTACCTTCATTTTTTCTTGTATTTCTGTAATTGCTTCTACAACAATCACCCATCCAGGATGCTCAATAAGAGCCTTTACACTTGCGAATTTTGATTTTCTCTGTTCTGGAGTCATCATGCTGTTTGTAAAGTAGTAGGTTGTGAATAATCTTGGCTAGGCATTGGTTGCCCTTGTTGTGCTGTCTGCATAGCTTGTTCAGGAGCTAGTGGAGACATACTCTTTTGTTGTAGTTGTGGGTTTTGTTTCTTATAGTAGAGGGCTTGGATATGTGCAGTTTTGTGAGCTTCTGCGTGTTTATTCTGGTTAGCTTTTGCATGTACTCGCAAGTGCGCATAGTCATCATCATCTGCTTTAATCCTTACCACCTCTCCATCATTGAGTAGCCTGTTTTCCTCCTCTGCTACATATTCATCAAGTGTTTTAGGGAAGAGGGCGTTGCGTTCCTCTTCAGTGAAGTCAGAGTATTGAGCAATCTTCATTAAGATATTTCGCTTGTCTACCGTAGGGTCTTGCGCTGTAGATGTGTACATATTTGAATACGCCTGTAATTTAGCGCGAGTCTCTGCCTCACTCATTGCCATTGATTCAATAATGATATCCGGGTCAGCAGCCATCTCAAGGTTTTCAGGAGTCATCTCTCTGAATGTCATAGAAGTGTCTCCAGTGAGCCGGACTATTTTCTTCTTACCATCCTTGAAATTCTTCTTCCATACTTCACGCCATAAGAACCAGAATTGCTTTTCACTCCAAGAAAATACTTTCGCATTGAGTCCGTATCGTGTAGCCACATTTTGTGCCACTTGAGCATTTTCTGTAGCTGATCTATTTTGTTGTGCCTGTACACCTTGCTGTATTTCCGGAGTAGCCGTAGCTCTCTGTGCTTCATTAGTAAGAGTCTCTATTGTAAACGATACATCAGAGGATATGTGAGCCTTAGGTATCTCTTGAATCACTCCAGTAGGGTTACCATTGACCGGGATAAACTGGTTAAGAACATACTCTTCAAGGTCTGCTCTGTTTGTAATCTTAGTAGAGTCGTAAGTATACCGGGAGTACACTGTGAATTTAGCGAGGTCTAGCATTACGTTCTCTAGTATTGCCATTGCTCTTTGCTTGTCTTCGGTGATATCAAAAATACTTTGGCCGTCCCATTGTGAAGAAACCGGATGTATTTTTCTGAGTGCGATAGGGAAATATTTAAGTGGCTTATTCTTACTGTCTCGCATCTCCTTAGATCCTATAATCTTTTGTGCATTCTCTCCAAAACACCAGTTCATAGTAGGGCATCCATTCTCGTTAAATGTCATCCACTGCAAAAATGTATAGACTGAGTTCGCTCCTACAAGTGTAGAACTTTGATTTAGTGAAGACTGATATCCTAGATTTTCTTTTCGTAAACGTGCGTTCTCATCAACAATACTCACACCGCCACCTTTTGTAAGCTCATCGCACGAACTAATACCATCAAAAATACCATCTTTAATGTATTGCTTCACTTCATACTCAGTCAAATATACATATCTTCCACAAAACCTAGTCTTCCCTTCGCCGTTCTTCTTACCTGTGATACTGATTGCGTCCGGGTCTCGAAAGAATGTATTAGGGTCAATTGTAATAGGAACCGGAGTGTCTGTTTCGCTATCCCATTCCCAAAGCAATACAAGCCCGTAGGAATACGCTAAAGTATCCCATATCCAGTCATAGTCTAACTCTGCTTTCCCCATCTCATCATAGCTATATTTAGCAAGAACGTTCCACCGGTCACCTTGTTCTTGATCTCCACCTGTACGGGGAGAGAACTTTACTCCGATTCTATCTTGATACATAGCAGCAAGAATAGTTTGGTGTATGGTAAACATCAAAGTACATCCTATTTTATCCTTCTCACGTACAAGGTTGTTTAATATCTTGAGCCGTCTGTTCCACTCTACAAATTTTGGATACATAAAAACATACGATACTTGGTACTCAGATTTGATCTGATTAAGAAGTTCCGTATATTCTTCAGTTGTGTAATCAACTACAGTCTGAGAAGAAGTCTCTTCATCATCCTGTGTCTCTTCTATGTTGAGGTCAGAAGGCAAACCATTCTTATCATTTTCCATGAAGAGTGATAGAATGTTGTCACATTTAAAATACGCTTTTCGTTAATACACGTCAAATGATTTTATTCCTCCAACAGCTTGCTGTACTGGCTGATTGTAGTGTTGTGTTTTATTCAACTCAAACCACATCCGCATCATCATCATGTCAGAGAAATCAGGAGACCTGCCTAGGTATTCTTTCACGATATCTTTAGAGATCACACGCAATGGGGACTCTTTATCGACATCAATTCTTTTTACCTGCTCCAACTCTTCAACGATTAGCCCTCTCATTTCCGGGTCTATAGGATTTACACCAATTAGCTCACTCTCTACAAACTCCGCTAGTAGGAAATAACACTGGCTCTTGAGACTTGCATAGTTTTGCCGTGGTCTGTTCTCATCATACTTTGTATCTGGGTGTTGTATTTGTGGGCTGTTGGCAATGAATCCTCTACATCCCACAAAGTTATCAATCACAGCACCTCCAATACCATCTTCATCAATGATAAACCTTTGCCGTGGTATGTTGTACTCTATAGCTATTGTCTTAAGTATATCTGTGGTCACTGCTGTGCTCTGCATCCTATATGATCTTATATCAATAAGCTGTAGCCCTCTCCATATCCCCACAACAGTTTTATCCTGTCCAAACCTACTTACATCTACACTTACATAGTAATCCATAGGATTGCTAGGTACCGTCCGGTCAAACAGAGCTATGATAGAATCGTATTTCATAAGCACTCCCGGGTCGTCATCGTACTCAAAGTTACCATAGAGCAATCTTTGCACAGTTACCTTGTCAGACTTCTTAAGGTTTTCAATATATTCTTCATCAACATACGAGTTATCAGTAACTAGTGAAGGTACAAAAACTCTACCCTCTACAAGTCTTTGCTCTTTCCATGGCTTGTAGAAATCCATATATATCCAGTTCTTTCTTGGATTGCAAGTATACAAGCTCTTTGGAATAGTAGACCACCCATTTCCGGATAACAAAGAGAAACGTCCCCTAAGCACATTAACAGCCTTCACACTTACCTCTTGAGCCTCGTCAATAAAACACCCAGTTAAGTCATAGGAACCCAGTCTATCAAACTCCGGGTCAGACGGGTTCTCACGTAGATCAACTAAGAACACCACACTATCATTTGAGAATGTGATGGTTTCTTGTTGTGCGTTATATACCCAATCTATATCTCTCCGCAAACCAAACTCTTGAGCTACTTTAAAGAACGTCCTTAGAGTTGTAGATTTAATACGCTTCAATTCCTTTCTGCCTATTAACCATGCAGAGCCAGGGTATCTCAAACAGTTTATAATAATCCATGAGCAACCTAGCCACGTCTTACCTCCTCTGGCTCCTCCTCCAAACAGTACCTCATTAGTATGGTCATCGTTTAAATACTGCCATGCTATCCACTGCTTAGGCTCCGGGGTGAATGTTATCTGGGACATTAGGTTGTATGATGGTTATTGTTGCAGGCAATGCTTTACCACCGGATGTGTGATCAATCTTCTCAGTGATACGCTGCTTAAGTTTATTGTACTCTCGTATAGCTCCCATCTTTGCATTGAAGTCAGCATGTTGAGTGATAAGAAAACTAAGTTGCTTATCTACGTTCTGGTCATTTAATCCTCCTTCAGTGAGCAAATCGTTTATACGAGCGATTACGTGAGGGTTTGTCAGGATCTCTGAAGCCACTGATCTTGCTGTTTGATTCCAGTTAGGTTTCGACATGTCAGGCTTGTATGCTTTGACATATGACTGTAGCCCATTACCAAAGAACTCTGTATCAGTTGCATACAGTTGGCAAAATAACTCTTGATTAGGATTCAGTTTTTTTTTCTCTTCAGCCATAGTATTGTAGCGGTAAATTCATATACATAATAGCATAACTCAACTAGTAATCAATAGGTTCATTAGGAAGAGGAATGTAACAGCCTAAGTCAGCACTAGCCCATTGCCTTACATCTGTGCAGTAGCGTTCAAAATCAAGGGTAGATAGGTCGGCTGTGCTTCCAAGCTTCACAAGCCCCGTTCGCACATCTTCCTCGGAAAGAAATTTAATCTTGATGCAGTCATGTAATTCTTGAGGTGTATATCCGGTATGTTCCGCAAGTATCTTAACTAGTACAGCCCAGTAGTACGAGTTCTCGTTCAGTGATCTAGTCTTTACTTTCTTCTTGATGGTCAAGACATACTCACCATCTTTTAATTCAGCAAGAGACTTTTGCAGTCGTACTTGGTCTATAAAACATTGTTTGTCTTTTGAGGTGAAAGGTATGGTGATCATAGAATTTCTTTGGCTATTGCATACAAGGTTTCAATGTCTCCACTCTGATCAACATACTCCAAGGCTGGCAAATTATTGCTCTTTGCTCTCTTACTTAGGTTTATCTTTGTCCGTATTGAATACTCTTTATACAACTTACTCCATACTACATTGTATGCTATGTCTGATTTTTGAGAGTATAAACGAACACATTCTACCACTAAACTACGTACTGTTCTTTGAGGAGCTTGTTTTATAGGTGTTGGA